CGTTGCCCGAGTCGATGAGTCCCCCTAGACGCGGACAAAAAACACAACAAAAATATGGACAAATATCACGACAAAATCACGGACAAATATCACGACAAAATCACGGACAAAAAACACAACAAAAATATGGACAAATATCACGACAAAATCACGGACAAATATCACGACAAAATCACGGACAAATATCACGACAAAATCCCGGACAAATATCACGACAAACAATTGGCATATTAATTGCAGCGAAGCGTAAGCAATTAATATGAAAATTGTTTGGTGGGATATTTGGGAGGGATTTTGGTGGGATATTTGGGAGGGATTTTGGTGGGATATTTGGAAGGGATTTTGGTGGGATATTTGGGAGTATTTTTGGTGGGTTTTTTGGGAGAGGATAGGGGGCCCGGGGGAGGGGTGCCCGGGGGCAGGAAGAGAGGAGGGCAACGGACAGTGTTACGACCCTCACACAATTTTTGCCCCGTTTTTTTTATTTTCCCTACAAAAAACGTATGCCCGCACAGTTTTTGCCCCATTTTTATTTTCCCTACAAAAAAACGTATGCCCGCACTTTTTTGCCGTTTTATTTTCCCTACAAAAAACGTATGCCCACTCATTACTATATAAGAAAGAGACTCGGACTCAGATAGCCTAAATTTGATCAAAACGGTATCGAAAACGAATCCTAATTCGAATTTAATAGGTTTAGCTAGCTTCGAAATAAAAACGCTTTAAAACGAGAATTTAGCCTACAAAAATTGTAGATTGTTTTCGTTTACTTTCCAGCGTATTCGTGATATTAAAACACTATGGAACCAATGAATCAAAAACAAGTAGATTGGAATCTCTTGAAATTCCAGTACGAGGTTTTGGGAGTCTCAGCCGAGCAATTGGCCGAAGAAAACCCAAACACTTCCTTGGGTCTTATCCAAGACGCCATCCAAGAACAACATTGGATAGCGGGTTCAATTGACTCATTGGTCCCGGTTATACAACAGGAAGATAACGAAGCAGCCGCCTTGGAGCAGTATACCAATGCTACCAAGGCGCATCTCGTTGGAGCCAATCTGCTTAAGCAGAAAGCGTTGTTCCCAGAGTTTGCTAAGGTTGAAGCGGTGCTTCTTTCTAAAGTGGCCCAAGCCGCTTTAGCTGTTGATGCCAACGACGAAAAAGCTTGCCACAGACTCAACAATTTGGTTAAATCTTTGCAGGGTCTCTTAGCCAATAACCAGTTCCTAACCACAACGATTGATCAGGACGCGGATCCCAACGGCAATGGATTCACGGTTCAGATAGTAAATCAGGTGTCTTAAATGCCTACTATTCAGATACCATACAATTTTACGCCAAGAGACTATCAAAAGCCTCTGTACAATGCGATTCCGCAAGGTTTCAAACGTGGGGTTTCAATTTGGCACCGCCGAGCTGGTAAAGACAAAACGTTCATAAACATCTTAGCACGTGAAGCTGTTCAGCGTATTGGAACCTATTTCTACATCTTGCCTTTTTACACGCAAGCGCGCATAGTTATTTGGGAAGCCTACGATAAAGACGGCTTCAGAACTCGGGACCACATACCCCCGCAATTACAGAAGCGACTTGATAACCAGAAAATGACCATTGAATTGGTTAATGGTTCTATGATACGGTTTTTGGGCTCCGACAACATCGACTCCATCGTCGGGTCCAACCCAGTCGGCGTTCTCTTCTCAGAGTTCTCTCTCCACAAGCCTCAAGCTTGGGACTATCTTCGTCCTATTCTGGTTGAGAACGACGGCTGGGCTTTTTTCAACGGTACGCCCCGTGGAAGAAACCATCTTTATGACATGTATAAGAAAGCTCAAAGGGACCCAAAATGGTATTGTGAGAAACTCACCGTAGAAGATACCAATGTTATGACCCTCGAACAGATTGAGCAAGAACGTGAAGATGGCATGCCTGAACCGCTGATTAAGCAAGAATTTTACTGCTCATTCGACGCATCAATTCTAGGTTCTTACTACGGCGATTTGATTCAATCACAGTCTAAAATCCAAAGAGTACCTCATGAGCCCCAGCTTGAAGTTCATACAGCTTGGGATCTTGGTATGTCTGATAATACCACAATATGGTTTTTCCAACTTTTGAGGCACGAAATTCGGCTTATTGATACCTATTCCAACTATTCTCAAGGCCTTGCACACTATGTAAAAGTCTTGAAAGAAAAACCCTATACCTACGGTTATCATGCCTTACCTCATGACGTCCAAGTTCGCGAGTTGTCGACTGGATATAGTCGTCTTCGTACTTTACGTTCTCTTGGTCTTAACAATATCCGAGTGGTTCCTAAAGCCTCCGTCGAAGAAGGTATCAACGCTGTACGACAAATTTTACCACGCTGTTATTTTGATAGTGACCTATGTGATAACGGTATTGAAGCGCTAATACACTACCATGCAGAATATAGTGACAAAAATCGAGTTTTGAACCGCCAGCCTGTACACGACTGGTCCTCACACTACGCAGACGCTTTTAGAATGTTGGCCATGACTATCCGAACACAGCCGACGAATCCCAACTTGGTTAAAGAAACTATGGCTCAAGGAACGCGATATAATCCTTTTACTGACCGGCGAATGGATTATCGGTATCAAGATCCTCGAGGGTATAACCCGTTGGAGCGCAAAAATGTCTTATAAAGTAAAACGTTTTAACAAAATAGGAGATGACGAAATCATCTGGTTGTTTGTTAAAATGGATAATGAAGGGACCAGAAAACAGGTTTTTCACGATGGACAAATTCAGACACCTTGGGATTTTTTAGAGTTTGTGCGTTCGGGCCTTATTTGGGGCGGTTTTGTTTATGATGAAAATGCTGAACCAGCTGCTTGTTTTTGGGTTTCTAACATTACTGGAAACGTAGCTTTCTTTCATTATTGGCTTTATAAAGCTTTTTGGGGTCGGGACACCTACAAAAAACTCGCGGCCGTAGCAACTGAATATATAGCTCAAAACACGCATTTAACCGGTCTTGCGGGCCAAACACCGGCAACGCTGAAACTGGCAGTACGAGCTTTAAAAAATTATGGCTTTAAAATACTCGGTACTATACCAGAAGCCATAAAACTATACGATGGTACGGTGACAGATATAGTAATATCTTTTTTCGATTTGAAACCCCAGAAAGAGGAGTTGTAAAATGGGCGGTGGTGGCGGTAAAAGCCAAGACGCTTCGGCACAGGACGCAGAATTGGCCCGTCAGCGGGCCGAGACAGAAAGGCTTGAAAAAGAAGCGGCTGATAAAGAAGCGGCTCGTTTGGAGCGTGAAAGAAAGCAAAGAGCTGGTCGAGCTGGCACCTTGTTGACAGACGGTGATGGGGATACTTCAGCTATTTCAGCTCGGAAGAAGGTCCTCGGGAGTTAAAGATGGCTATATCTAAAGAGGCCAAAGACTTTCTCTTTTTAGACTATGATAGGGCTAAAGGCTCTCGGTCTAATTTTGAATGGCATTGGCAAGAAGCAGCAGAGCTGATTCATCCGATTGAATCTTCGTTCACCAAACATTCTTACCAAGGTGAGAATAAACGGTACCGTATTTTTGATGGTACTGGTGAGTTGGCTAATCAGCAACTTGCCGCTGGCCTCTTTTCTTTGCTGACCAACCCCTCTCAGCCGTTTTTTGAACTTTCCACAGAAGATAAGAAAGTGAATGAATCTTGGGCAGTTGCTGATTGGCTTCAGCAGGTTACTGAGATTATGAACTATGAGATACAGTTACCGAGAACTAATTTCACGGCAGCCCTCAGCGAATCCTATCTTGAGTATGGAGCTTTCGGTAACTGTCAACTTTTAATCAGTGAGCACCCAGAGGTTAAACGAGCTCTTTTTTTCCAGAGTCTTCCGCTTACTGAGACTTGTTTTCAGGAATCTAGGGCTAACATCGTAAACCGCATTTTGCGGCTCTATAAGCGTACGGCTTTCGATTTGGTTGAGGAGTTCGGTGAAAAGAACGTTTCTGAAGATGTTCGAAAAGCCGTAGCTGATAAGAAAGGAGACACGGAGTTTGAAGTTCTTCATACCATCCGTCCAGTTGATGAAGCCAAAGGCTTTATGTCTCCACGCGGCTTTAAGCGCTTTAGCTATATCGGACTGTACATCGAAAAGAAGACTAAGAACGTTCTTCGAGAGACTGGGTATTATGAAAGGCCTTTTGCAGTGGCTCGGTTTTACAAAGCTTCTAGCGAGGTGTATGGCCGTGGCCCGGGTTTCGCAGCCCTTTCAGACGTTAAAATGCTGCAAGAGATTTATCAAACCACTTTGTCTGGAGCGCAGAAAAGGGTTGACCCCGCAGTAATGATGCCTGATGATGGTTTTCTTTCTGTACTCGACACTCGACCGGGGGCGGTAAACTTTTACCAAGCGGGTACGCAAGACCGCGTAGAGCCTTTACACACCAACTCGGACCCGAACCTTGGTGAAGAACTCGCGGCTGGCGTTCGTAAACGTATTTGGGATGCTTTTTATATTTCTCAGCTTCAGTTGAATATTGGCCCGCAAATGACCGCAACAGAAGTTATGCAGCGTGTTGAGCAACAGATGCGCATGCTGGGGCCTTTAGTGGGACGGTTGCAAACAGAGCTGCTGGGCCCGATGATTCAACGATGTTTTAAGCTGCTTCTCCGTATGGATAAATTTCCTCCTGTTCCGGAGAAGCTTCTTGAGCGTGGAAACATTCTTAAGATAGTGTACACAACTCCCATGGCTCGCGCGCAAGACCAGTTGCAGGCAAACAACCTTACACGTACTCTCCAGGTCTTGGAGCCTTTTATTGGAATCGATCCCACCATTATGGACAATTTCAACAACGACGAGATTGCCCAAGGTATTGGTGAAGTTTTCTCGGTTTCTAAGCGTTTTTATAATGCTCCTGCGATTCGTGAGAACAAGCGTATGCAGCGACAGCAAGCGGCTGAAGCAGAACGTCAAGCGCAAATTTTGCGTGATGGCGGTCAAGGTGCTATGAATCTCGCCAATGCTGCGCAAACTCTTGAGGATAAATAATAGTGAGTAACAAAGAGTCTCTAGACCTTTCTCAACAAGTACACCAAGCCTATGTGGATGTTTTTACAAGTCCACAAGGACAGGTAGTTTTAAAAGACTTGGCAAATGCGCACTATTTTGATCGGTCAACTTTTAACCCGGAAGCTCTCAGGATGGCTGAGGCAGAGGGAGAAAGAAACGTGGTGTTGCGGATTCGTACGATCCTTAACACAGACCCAGATCAGATAACATTAGTCCCTAAATAGGAGGACAAACTAATGCCTGAGAATGAAACGAACATTGAATCCACGGAATCCACAGAGTCTTCAGGTTCCATTCTTACGAGTGGCGCTGTCCCTGGAGGCCCTGAAAGTTCTAAAGCAACAGAAACTTCCGCTGAAGATATCGGTTCTTCAACGGAGGTTAAGGTAGAAAACACTGAAATCAAACCTGAAACAGTTTCAGAAGCCAATTGGGCAAAAAGCTTGCCCGAAGATTTCGAAGGTCTTGAGAGCCTTGAAAAGTTTAAGTCTCTTGAAGACTTGGCTAAAGGTTACGTGCATGCGGAAAAGCTGATTGGCCGTGAAAAAATTCCCATGCCGGAAACGGACGAAGAAATGGCGGCTGCACTGAAACGTTTGGGCGCTCCTGAGACCGTAGAAGAATATAACCTCCAGTTGCCGGCAGACGTTGATGAACGCTACAAAGAAGTGTTTCAACAAGATCTTGACTGGTTCGGTCGGGCTGCTCTGGAGCATAATTTGACTCGCAAACAGGTTGAAGGCTTGTTTAAGTCCTATTCTGAATACCAGGGTGAAGTGCTTGAGTCTGTTAATGAAGCAAACAGGAAAGCGCGCTCTGAAGCTATGACGCTGATCCAGCGCGAGCATGGTGATAACTACGAGCAAGCTATTCACGATGCTGGTCGTGTACTGAACGAGTTTGGTGATGAAGCTCTTAAGACCACTCTCGATGAAACAGGTCTTGGCAACCATCCTGGACTGGTCCGGATGTTGTCTAAGATCGCCCCTTTGATAGGAGAAGAAAGTTCTGTCGATAAAGCGCCTGCTCAAACGTTGGCACAACTGGACGCAGAACTTAATAATGCCATGGCGGCCCCAGAGTATCTGGATAAGTCTCTCCCAGGGCATAAACAGGCTAAGGAAAAAGTTACTAAACTTATGCTGGAGCGCTATCCGAATTAGCGTTTAAAGGAGAGACACCATGTCCACTCAGGTTGAAACCGCGTTTGTTAATCAATACAACGCCAATATTCAGCTGCTGTCCCAGCAGCCTCACTCTCGTCTCGGCAACTGCGTTCGCCGGGAAACGCAGCAGGGGGAATATCAGTTCTTCGATCAGATCGGGTCTGTTACCATGACAGAACTGACCGGTCGTCACGCTGATACCACTCTGCAGAATACGCCGCACGCCCGTCGGCGTGTGGGTCTGACCCCGTACACCTTCGCCGATATGATCGACTGGAAAGACCGTGCACAGATGTTGACAGACCCGCAGTCTCCTTATGCTGTTAACGCAGTAATGGCAGCGGGCCGCCAGATCGACACCACCATTATCGCAGCCGCTACCGGCGATGCCTACACCGATAAAACCGGGTCCACCGCGGTCAGCCTTCCGGGTACTCAGAAGATCGCCCACGGCTCAACCGGTTTGACGGTTGCCAAACTGCGTACCGCCAAGAAGATCCTGGACCAGAATGAGGCAGGTATGATGGGCAATGACTCGCGTTTTATCGCAGTCACCGCCCAGCAGATTGATGATCTGCTCGGTACCACTGAAGCTACCAGCGCCGACTACAACTCTGTCCGCGCCTTGGTTTCTGGTGATATTGACACCTTCTTGGGTTTCAAGTTCATCCGTCTGGAACTGCTCTCCATAACCTCTGACATCCGAACTTGTTTCGCCTGGGTCAAAGACGGTATTCTGTTGTCGACCGCTGAAGAGATTCAGGTTGAGGTTGACCGCCGTAAGGACAAGAACTACGGTGTCCAGGTCTATGTCAAGCAGATGCTTGGTGCCACTCGTATGGAAGAAAAAAAGGTCGTCGAGATCGCGTGTGCGGAGGCCTAGTATGAAAAAAAATACTTTGGACCCTATCAGGTCTAAGTACATTGCAGGCCCGGGTCGCATACGCGACCTGGACGCCTGCGATGTAAGCGGCAAAGTTCGCGTTTTGCGAGTCGAAGCTGTTGTCCCGGAGAATGTTGAGGCCGATACCATAATCCTCGGTGAGTTGCCTGGTGGTCATTCTCTCTTCTTGGGGCACCAGTCGTTGATTGAAGTCAGTGAGGTACCGACCAAAGGCAAGAGCACGACAACCTTCTCGATTGGCCTCGGTTCTTATTTTGAGCCCATGGGTTTGAAGGTGGATTCCTGCAAAAACAGCCTGGTCAAAGACAAGGAATTGAAGAAAGCCCAAACTCTCTTGGGTAATACCGAGACGGCCAAGTTGAAGTGCGTAGCGGCCACTGAAATCACCATGACGACCAGTGTTCCGTTGAAAGCGGGCACTGTTGTTCGTGGTTTTCTGGCCTACTCCCACGATTAAAAGGAGCTCCAAGGATGTACTCTGAAGTATCTATATGTAAAGAAGCTTTAGCTCTTCTCGGTCAGACTAATATTATTAGTCTGGACGATGATAGCAAAGCCGCAAGACTGTGTAAACAGTTTTACAGTGCTGAGCGTAATAAGCTGCTTCGGAGGCATCCTTGGAGCTTTGCTCTTAAACAAGCTGAGTTTGCCGAGACCACAGACGTCCCGGTTTATGCGTATTCTCATGTGTACCGTCTTCCCGGTGACTGTCTTAAGTTTGTAAGACCTGCGGTTCTGCAAACAAAATACGCAAAAATAGGCCCTAAGATTTACACTAACGAAGTGGATTTTCAGGGTTTATATGTTTACGAAATCACAAATCCTGTTGAGTTTGACGTTCTTTTTGTGGACGCGCTTGCTATAGCTATTGCTAAAAAAATGTGTGTACCTCTTATTTCAAATCGTAACCGGGCTTTAGAGCTCCATGAGGAATACAAAGAAGCAATAGCGCAAGCGAAGTCTAATAATGCTTTTGAAACTTACGCAGGGGCTACTGAAACAACAGCTTTTGCCGATGGTTTTATTAGGGCTAGGTCTTGGGGAGGAAATCGCTAATGCCCAGGATTAACTCAATGCTGACCAATTTTACTTCGGGGTATATTAGCCCCTTAGTAGAAGGCCAAATAGACTTAAAGCAATATTATAACGGTGGGCGCGTTTCTCGCAATATGGTGCCTTTGCCCCACGGTCCCCTTAAAAAACGAGGTGGTACAGCCTTTGTCGCGGAAACAAAAAATGTGACAGGCAATCATCGTCTTATACCTTTTCAATTTAACATTACGCAGTCATATGTTATTGAAATAGGTGACCAGTATATGCGGTTTTTTTCAGAGCGTGGCCAGATTTATTCTTCGAATCAGCCTTACGAAATCTCTTCGCCGTACCTTAGTGCTGATATTCCTGAAATTAATTTTACACAGAGTGCTGATGTCCTTATCCTGGTACACCCAAACTACCCACCGCACGAGCTGCTACGCTATGGACACACTGATTGGGTGCTCCGCGAGATTTCTTTTGATTCGGGTCCTTTTCTTCCAGACAACATGGTCATAAAGCAATACAAAGCCGAGCTTGAATCTGACCGTACAACTGGAGACACTTCTTTTGATATCACGGTATCTATAGAACCCGAGGTTGATTTTATCTTAACTTTGTCTGAAACAATAGCTGGTGTGCATGAAGAAT